CAGCATCAGCCGCGTATTGGGCTGACAAGGTGAAATGGTAGATGGCATTCTCAAACGACTCAGACTTAGTTGCACTTGTTCCTGACATTCTTACGTTTGGCATAACCTCGTTTTCAACTGAGCACGCGAAGGCACAAGCAGACCTAGAGCGCACGATAAGAAACCAGTGGTGGTACAAGAAGGGTATCGCGGGGGAAATGAACCCAGCCTACTTGACGGACTCCCAGTGGACTTATTGCAACTCATATCTAGTGTTGTGGAAGTACGCCCTCCCTCAGTTAACTAACTGGGTACAAGATGACCGCTTTCTGAACATGATCGACTTCTACAAGAATCGGTATGAAGAAGAACTGGTTGCAGTATTTAATGACGGCGTTGAGTACGACGATGACAATAGCGGCACCATAGACGATGACGAGAAGAACATTGTCTCATTTGGGCGTTTAACTAGATGAGTCTTGGTTTGCGCGTAAACACCAAGCCTAAAGATCTGACCAAGATCACCAAACAGGCGCAGCGTGATATATCTCGCGGAATCACTAAGGCTATTGGCAGGACTGGCACGCTAGGCAAGTCAATTATTCTTGACCGCACCAAGCTAGGTAAAGGCATAAACTCTGCTTTCAAACCGTACACTCCAGAATACATGGCTGTTTTGAGTGAAGAGGGTAAGCCAGATTCCCCTGTTGACTTGTACAATACAGGGCAGATGTTGCGTTCTATGCAAGCCAAGCAACTTAACTCCCGCACCGCTCAGATATATTTTGACAACCCAGAAGCTGCGAAAAAGGCAGCGTTCAATAATGAGACTAGACCATTCTTTGGGTTTAACCCAAAAGAAGAGCAAAGACTGTCTACATATTTCCGCAAGGAGATGGATAGATGAGTGTGAGAGAAAACATTGCTGCGAACTTGGTTACATCATTGCAGGCGATAACCTCGCCGATAACAGTTAAGTATGTAACTCGCGAGCCGTTTGAATTCGACAAACTGAGCAACGCGCAATACCCAGCAATCTTGGTAAGAACCACAAACGAAAACAGAGAAGATGCCACCGTTGGCGGTAGCATATCTCAAAGATTTGGTGTTATTGACTATCAGCTAGTCTGCTACGTCAAAGGCACTGGGCTGGATTCAGCCAGAAACAATATCGTCGAGGCAGTAGAAGAAAAACTCGACGTTGACAGATCGCGTGGTGGCTATGCACTGGATACCCAGTTGATAACCGTAGAAACCGACGATGGAAGCATTGCCCCGATTGGTGGGGTAATTCTAACGGTACGATGTGAGTACCAATACACTAGAGGCACAACCTAAAGGGGTGACAGCATGGCAACGACTAAAGGCTCAAGCGGCGTAGTCAAATTAGCAGTTAGTGGCGGCTCTGTCGCTGCAATGGGTGAGATTCGCAGTTATACACTGACAGAATCCGCAGACACGATTGAAGATTCAGTAATGGGCGACACTTCGCGCACTTATGTTTCATCATTGAAAACAGCAACTCTTTCACTAGATGCGTACTGGGATGATGCAGACGCGGTACATTTGGTGCTAGACCCAGCGGCAGACTTGATATTTGAGTTGTATCCTACAGGCACAGGCGTTGGCGAGACGTATTACAGTGGTGGTGGAGTGCTTGTTAGCAAAGAAATCACAGCGTCATTTGATGGCATGGTTGAAGGAAGTTTTGAATTACAAGTATCTGGCGCAGTAACTGAAGCAACAGCGTAAGGAACCCCATTATGGGATTGGCTAAAGAATTAAGAAATCGAAGAAAAGTAACTGCACGCAAGATAGAAGTACAAGCATGGGCTGATTCGGAAGGACAGCCCTTTGCTATGTATTGCTTCCCGATTACTTGCCATGACGTAAACGAGTTACAAAAGAAGCACCCCAAGTTTATGGAAAACACCACAATGGCGGCAATGATCGACCTGATTGTGATGAAAGCCGCAGACGAAAGTGGGGGCAAGCTGTTTACGTCCGCAGAAGATAGAATTGACCTGATGGGTGAGGAGACCGGCGTAATATCCAGCATTGCTGAACAGATGTTCGCTGAGATCGAAAGCCTTGAGGAACAGGAAAAAAACTAACGTCCGATCAGTTGAGGTTCAATCTAATTGCCTTGGCTGATCGGTTGCACATGAGCATCGGTGAGGCAGAGCAAATGCCGTTGAGTGAATTCAACGAATGGCTTGCCTACTTCAAGATAATGAGCGAAAGGCAAGACGATGGCTAACCAAAACGTCCAGATCAACATAACGGCCCTAGATAAAACCAAGAAGGGTTTTTCATCTGTAACTGGCGGGCTAAAGCGTGTTGCTGGTTCCGTTTTGAATATGAAAACAGCCATTGTTGGCGCTATTGGCGCGGGTGGCTTTGGCGCCCTTATCAAGTCATCAATTAACGCTGGTGATGAGTTAGCAAAGACCGCTGACAAGTTAGGCGTTACAACCCAAGCCCTCGCGGGACTACGCCACGCCGCAGAGCTAACCGGCGTGTCTACTGGCACGATGGACATGGCAATGCAGCGGTTTACCCGCAGGGCCGCAGAAGCTGCAAAAGGCACTGGTGAAGCCAAGGGTGCGCTGCAAGAGTTAGGTTTAGACGCTGAGTCATTGGTACGCCTCCCTCTCGATGAACAAATGAGCCTAGTTGCTGATGCAATGGCTGGAGTGGACAGTCAGGCTGATAAGGTCAGGCTATCCATGAAGCTGTTTGACAGTGAGGGTGTGGCATTAGTTAACACTTTAGGTGGTGGCGCCGCAGCGTTAGAGAAGATGACGCAAGAAGCAGAGCATCTTGGCCTTACGTTAAGCCGCACAGATACCGCGCAGATGGAAGCTGCCAACGACGCAATCACAAGAATGCAGTCAGTATTCACTGGACTCACTAATCAACTTGCTTTGGCCTTTGCGCCAATAATTACATTCGTGGCAGACGGCTTTAGGCAGCTTGCTTTAGATTCTGCTGATTTCGGGAATATTGGGCAGAGAGTGGCAAACGCTCTAGTCAAGTCATTTGGCTTTTTGCGTAATGTTGTCCATCAGTTGCAGATATTCTTCTTGCAAGCAAAGTTAGGCGTATTGCAATTTGCCGACAGCATAGGCTCTAAGCTGATACCTTTTCTTGAAGGGTTCATAACCGTCTACAATAAAATAGCCGCACTAAACCCATTCATGGATGAGATAACGCAATCTGCGGAAGAAATGGTTGGTAATCTACCTGCTGGCATCGCAAGTGTTTCAGCAGAGATAGCCGCGTTGCAAGCTATGAATCCCGGCGAAGCTCTAGTTGCAGGATTTGAAGAGTTCAATGCAGCTAACAGAAAAGCTGCTGAGTCTATTGCTGAAGTCAAAAACGCTATTGCAAGCGGCGTTGGTGGCGATGATGGCAAGCCTACATTCTTTGATAGACTAAATCAGAGCTTCACAGACCTAGAAAACAACCTGCCCAGCGTTCAAGAAAAGATGAACGACATGGCTAAGACAACCATGAAGAATATGTCTGAAGGTTTGATGGGAGTAGTCAAAGGCACAGTTAAGCTGAAAGATGCGTTCAAGCAGATGGCGGCATCATTGATAATGCAAGCCATACAGTTATTCGTGATTGACAAAATAACTGGCGGGTTCTTGTCTTTCGCCAAATCGTTAACCGGCAAAGCCATCGGCGGCTCAGTTCAATCTGGTCAGCCGTATATGGTAGGTGAGCGTGGGCCTGAGATGTTCGTGCCTAATCAGGGCGGCTCAATTGTCCCTAATAATAAAATGGGCGGGGGCGGTATAACTGTTGTCAATAACGTAGATGCCAGAGGCAGCGGCGCAGATGTTGACCAGAAAATCAAATCAGCAATGACGCAAACTTCACAGCAGACTATAATGACTATTCAAGACCTCATGCGTCGAAGAAGGTTCGCTTAATGGCTACATTCCCATTCCCTAACATTACGCCAGCAACCAATACTTTTGAGTTGGTTAGTAACACTCGCACCTATCAGTCACCTTTGACTAACGCAGTTCAGACAGCCTCGCGCAAGGGTTCGCTGTGGAAAGCGTCAATGCAGTTTAATAACCTATCTGGCGATGACCGAAAGGTAATGCAAGCGTTTCTGGTTAAGCTAAACGGACAGCAGCACAGGTTCACCCTGCAAGACCACTCACACACGCTCAGAGGGGCCGGTGGCGGCAATTTAGTTGTAAATGGGGCTAGTCAGTCAGGTACAACTTTAGTGTGTGACGGGGCCACTGCGAACGTTAACAACTACCTTCGTGAGGGCGATTACGTTTCGTTTAACAATGAATTGCACATGGTTGTGGCTGACACTAACTCTGATGGTTCTGGCAACGTTTCTATTTCAATCGCGCCACCCATCAGGAAGTCACCTCCTGACGATACAATAGTTGATTACACTGCGCCGGTTCAGGGCGTATTCATGCTTGCTGGCCCTGCCTCTTGGAATACCACAATAGACATTCATAGCAGCTTTAACATAGAAGCCGTTGAGGACGTTCTAGCGTGAGCCGTGGCTTTCCTACAGCAGTTGCAGACGCGTTAAGTGCCGGTCACGTTGTTCTAGTTACTTTTGCAAAGCTAGAATTCCCAAGCGGGACAATCTACGTCCACAACTCCATTGGCACATATACATGGGGTGGGCAGGACTGGCTAGGCACTGGTGACTTTGGCGAGATCAGCCAAATAGAAGAAGGCGCTGACGTTAGCCCTTACAAGATCACCCTCACCCTCTCAGGTTTAGACGCAACCATCTCAGGCGCTGCGCTGAATGAAGATTACTATATGCACCCCGTCTCGGTATATTTGGGTGCGCTAGACGCTGACGATGTATTGATTGCAGACCCTACCGTTGTTTGGGAAGGGGCAATGGACCAGATGAACATTACCGTGGGCGCTGATGGCGGTGATGCTATTCAGTTAACCGCTGAATCTGAACTGGCAAGGTTTGATAAATCCAGCATGAAGAAATACACCCACTCTCAGCAACAAAACGACCATTCAGGTGATTTATTCTTTGAGTTCATGGCGGATATTGAAGACGTGAAAATCCGCTGGGGTTCTGCTGACTCTAGCAGCGTTGCAGGTGGTGGAGGTGGATCTTCTAGCCCAGAACGTCATCAACCGACTTATGAGCGGTGAACGTACAGACCGCGCTCAATAGTTGGAATCGTCGCCAGTTTGAATACGGTGATGCTGACTGCTGCCAGTTCGCAGCGTTCATAGTTAAAGAAATGACCGGCAAAGACTATATCTCGCAGTTCACTTATGACTCAGAAGAAAAAGCAAATGAGTTAATAAGCGGTGAGGGTGCGCTGGTTGATCTAGTCGGTACTGTTTTGGGTGAGCCTTCTGATAACTTAAAAGATGGCGACCCATGCGTTGTTGACCTTCCGGTTATAGGGCAGGTCTGCGGTGTAAAATATCAAAAGTCAGTTGTCTGTCTAACCGCGAGAGGGATGAAGCAGATCCCTGACCGCTACTTAATTTCAGGGTGGAGTGTTTAGATGGCACAGGTAGTTGTAGCTGCTTTAGTAAAAATAGGCACGGCAATAGTTGCCACTGTTGGTGCTGCTGGAGTCTATAGCACCGCCACTTTAGCTTTCATTGGAGCCGCCACTATTGCAGTCGGCGTTGCATCATTAAGAATGCTGACCCCAGACTTGCGAATGCCTCAATCTGATAATGACCAAAGCAGGCAATCTACAGTTAGGGGAACCATAGAGCCGCAGAAGATAGTCTACGGTGAAGCATTGGTGTCTGGACCCATATTCTTTGTAGGCACTGCCAATACTGACAATAAAGACCTATATCACGGAATTGCCTTAACAGGTCATGAGTGCGAGGCAATCACTGATATATATCTCGACAATGAGATAATCACAAATGCTCAAATAACAAACAACTTAGTAACTGGCGGCACGTTTGGCCCAGTTGATAGCGAAACAATCTGTCAGGTGGAGAAAAAGCTAGGCACAGCCACACAAGCCTCTAGTTCGCTTTTAACTACAGGATTTACTGAATGGACTAGCGCACACCAAGGCAAAAGCCTGAGTTACATTGTGACCAAGTTCACCCTTACGGATGGCTCACAAGAGTTATGGGACAGACTCACACCCACTAATATAAAAGCCTTAGTGAAGGGCAAGAATGACATCTATGACCCTCGGCTAGATGTTGCTGCTGGTAACGCCGCAGGTGACAACCCCACAAGCGCAACTTATCAAGCGTGGAGTGATAACCCCGCTCTTTGCGTTGCCAACTTTTTAATGGATACGGAATTCGGGTTAGGTGTACCGGCAAGCAAGATAGACTGGGCTGACGTTGTAACTTCCGCAGACGCTTGTGATGTTTCAGTTGTAGTACCGAATTCAGGCACTCAAAAGCGATTTACGGCAAATGGCGTAATCTTCGCAACCGATAGCTACAGGGCAAGCCTAGACAAGCTGCTTTCCTCAATGAATGGCAGCATTTTCTACAGCAATGGCAGCTATAGAATTAAGGCGGGGGTTTACGAAGCTCCAGCACTAACTCTTGATGCTGATGATCTAGCTGGCGCTATTACTGTGAAAACCTCAGTGGAAAGGGGTGAGCGGTTTAACACCATCAGGCCGATTATTGTTGACCCAGCGCAAAACCACAAATCAACAGAAGCCCCGC